CCGCGATCTGGCTGTCATGCAGGATAATGGTTTCCCGGTTCTGCCAGATACCGTCGTCCATGTGGTTCATGTTTGTCTGGCTTACGGGCGTCCCTTCCTGGATGACCTCCTCGGTGATGATGTCGACCACATGGTCGAGCCATCCGATGCGCTCATAAGACTCCATCGCTGCTTTCTACCTCCATTTCCTTGACGTTATATTTGAAGGCTACATAGAGCCCCTTGCCCGGTGTTTTCGTGAAGACCCGGTCGTCGGCCTTGGCGACGATGTCGCCGTCCTTATCCACCAGCTCCACGTTGGCCACGTCCCCGATGACGGTGTCGTTGAAGTAGATATAGACCCGCACGTCGGAGCCGTTGACCATGGTGCGGAACGGGGGGACGGTTTTCGGCTCTCCGTTCAGGGTATAGTTGGCGTGGTCGATGGAGTCGACAAAACGCCGCCCGATCTTCTGGATGCCGAGGTCAGTGAGTGTTTTTGCCATTTAGCGTCCGCCTCCTCTGGAATGTGTTGTGGTTGAGCAGCGGGCCGATCTGGAGCACCTCAAGTATTCCTTGACGCCCTGCTGCGCCTTGGAGCCCGTCGTGAGCCCGGAGGCCAGCCCCTTGTAGATGGTGTTCTCCCCGAAGCAGTAGCACTGCGGAGAGGCCGCAAAGGTGCCGATCTGCGGGAAGGTGACGTCGCTGGACTCTGCCCGGCCCTGGGGGTTGATGGTCGAGGCGATGATGCTGCCCACGCCGCCGTTAATGTCAGTGGTGGGGGAGCAACGGGTCAGCTCAGCGCACCTGAGATATACCTTGATGCCGCGCTGCTCCTGGGATGCCGCTGCAAGGATAGAGCCCAGCCCAGCATATAGGGTATATTCGCCGTAATGATAGAACTCCTCCGAGGCCGCGATGGTACCGGCTCTCGGGATATTGACGTCGCCGGACTCCGCCCGGTCGCCGATCACGATGTCCGACTTCAGGAGATAGCCGATGCTGGCCACATGGGGCCACACGCCGCAGACGAGCTGGTTGCAGCGGGGATAGTCGGAAACGCCCCGCTCCAGCCGGGAGAGCAGCAGGATGGTGTTGCCGCTTTCCGTCCCATAGAACGGTCTGCTGCTGCCCTCCTTGACCTTGCGAACCTCAGCGTCAATGACGGCGAGGTTGTTGACGCCGCTCTGCTTGCTGCCCTTCAGAAAGATGATAAACTCCGCCCAGTGCTCCGGGTCTTGTTCATAGACCGGCTCAATGTGGCTCTGCTCATAGCCCAGAGCTGCGAGGACGTAAAGGATGCCCTGGCGGGTACCGCTCCATCGAGAAATAATACCCTTCATGGAGAGCCGGGTGCGGTACGCCTCTGCATCCTCCCCCTCCAGCCTGGGCATATCGCGGTCTTGGCCGTGGACAGGGAGCATGACCTCCGACGCGCTGGCGACGTTGGCCTCGTCCCTGACCCGGAGGATCGCCGTCTTCAGATCATCGAACTCCCGCCCGATGACCCGGAAGAAGATAGCGAACTGGTTGACTGCCCGGCGTCCTTTTTTCAGCGGAGCAAACAGAAGGTCGAACATATAGTCGCCGAAGGTGTCAAACCGTTTCATCCGGTCACTCCCTTCTGACCGTCACGGAAACGGCCCCCAGGATGATGACCTTGTCCTTGTCCAGCTTGACGTCCTGCTCCGGGGCCGCGATTCTGACGTTGGTAATGTCGCGGTAGCCACTGCGGATTGCGTGGTTGATGTCTGAGAGGGTAAGCTCGTAGAGCTTGCGGCCCTTGCGGACGGCCAGGAGCTCCGCGAGGATGGAGTGGACACGGCCCTTGATCTCCTCGTCAGTCGCCGCGTCAGCGGTGGTGACGGTAACGCTGATGTCCTGGGCCACGGTGACGGATGACTTCACCAGGATATTATCATACGGCCCGGCGATCTTGTCAACAGCTTCCCGGACAAGTTTCAACAAACCTTCCGTCGCCTCGCCCGCCGTCCCCGTGACGATGACGTCCACGGTGCCCTGGCCCCGGGGGTGGTCGCAGTCCGCCTGGGCGAACAGGACGCCGGGGACGCCCTCCGCTGTGTTGATAAATGCGTCCTCGATCGCCCGCTGCGCCAGCTCCGACCAGGAGCGGAGGGTGCGCGTCCTTGCGCTCTCGTCATCCTCGGTATCGCTGCCCTCCCGGGTTATCCAGTCCTCGCCGTTGCTGATTTCCACCTCGCCGATATAGGTGAGGGACGTGGTGATCTGGCCTTGGGGGACATTGTAGCGGGTGCCCTCGTTCTCGGCCTCCACCAGAATGTCAACCGTCCGGGCCCCTTTCTGGAGGACGGCGGGCTCCAAGGAAAAGAAGCGCAGCTCCTCGCCGTTAATGTCCAGGGCGGTCTTAAATACCTGACCCTTGGCGATCTTGACCGCCTCGCCCTCCATATCCAGGCGGGTGACGGTTACAAGGCCCTGGGCCTTCTGCGCCCGCTTGCGCTTCTTGGAGTAGTCCGCCATCTTCAGGTCAAGCCATATCCCGGTGGCATGGGAAACGAACATATTATTTAAAACCAGCCGGAGCAGCTCAATGACCTCGATCTTGATACGGAGCGCAATCATGAGCATGGTGTGAAAGACGCCGCCCGAGTGAAAGTTGGTGATGACGAAGCCCTCGTTCTTCAGCTCCTCCACCTTAGCGTCCCGCAGTTCCTCCAGGCTGGGAACCGGGAGAACAGCGTCAAGGGTTTTCTTGTCGATCATTCTGCGATCACCTCCACGCTGACCGCGTCGATAACGATATTGAGCGTTCTGGCTTCATCCTCTCCCGCGAAGCGGAAGGTGCAGCGGAGCCGGGCGGTATCGTCGGCGCGGGTGATTGTTATGCCGATAGTTTCCGGGAGAATGACCTCCCGCCTCTGTAGCTTGCTTTTGACGCGCTGCGTCATTTCCAGGCGGGTGAGCTCAGTGTCCTCTGACTGTATGAAGTCGTAGAGGCCCCAGCCGAACTCGGCGTCGTAGAACAGATCACCCGGCTGCGTGAGGGCCTCCAGAACGATATTCTGATAGAGGCAGTCCAGCCTGGAGCACAGGGGTGCGTCCCCGTCCGCCGCCTGGGTGAGCTGCCAGGAGTCATCCAGGCGGATGTCGGTATCTTTCAAGCCCGTCACAACCGCACCTCCCCGATAATCGCCGGGGCCAGCTCACCATAGGGCAGCGCGATCGCCACCATCGCCCCCTGCTGGAACTGCTTCTTGGACTTGATCTGGGGGAGGGCCGGGAACGCCTTGTCAGGGCTCCCGAAGCGGTCGAGGACAGTGAGCTTGTACTCATACCAATGAGCCACGATATGGCCCCGGAAGCTGCCCCCGGTGTCATCGTTGAAGATGACCAGCTCCTTGATCTCGTAGGTATCGAGCTTCTTTACCGAGTCCACCTTTGCGAAAACGACGGTGGGGAGCTTCAGATGCGGATAGTCCACGGCGATGGATTTCTTGACGATTGACTTGACCATTTCCTCAAGCATTGACGCGCCCCTCCTTTCTGCGGTTAGAAGTAGATATAGGTGCGGATGAAGCCGGAGTCGTTGGTGGTGGACACCACCTTCAGCACCTCCTGCTCCCCGCTAATCTGGGGGTGGATAAGGTTGATTTTATGGGAGTGTTTGACGAAGGGCGCGGAGACTGTCTCCAGCTCCCACACGCCGCCCGCCCGGGTCAGGTTGATAATATTGACCCCATGCTCGAAGGTGTAGACCTTGCTCTGCTCCGGCTTCTCGTCCCAATAGAACGTGCCGCCAGAGAAGAAAAAGGGCACCTTGAGCCCCCAGGCCGCATTGACGGTGTTGATCGCCTGGACGACGCTCTGCTCCCGGATGGGGAGCATCTTCCGCTTCGGGTACCCCTTCGAGGCGAGCTTCATCTTGGAGAGCCCAGCCTTAGAGAGGAAGAAGGAGATCATCTCCTGGGGCGTAGTGTTCAGGAAGGTGTCGTTGATGATGGTCTCCTCCAGGAGCAGCATCTCGTCCTTCAAGTTGACCTCGTTGATGTAGGCCCCGCCGTCGTACTCCTTGGCGACAAAGCCGGAGAAAACCTCATCCAGAGAACCGTTGTAGCCCATCTGGATGGAGCCGGGGGCCTTGCGCGGAAGGGCGACCTTCGGACGGAACTGCTCCGTGAAGCGGATTTTTGCCCAGTCAAAATAGGATGACTTGGCGGAGTATATTTCGACCTCGATGCCCTTGTCGAAAGAGTAGCCTCCGGCTTGGGCCGCGATCTGCGGATAATAGAGCTCTGTTGTTTCCACGGTGCGCCTCCTCAATATGGCATTTGCGACATAACCTTGTTTAAGGCGGCGGTCGCCGCGCCGGTGACCATGTCACTGGCGGGCGACTTGCCCCGCTTGGTTCCCAGGTATTGCTGATAGTCCGGGTTAAGGTTGCTCGCTGCCGCTGTCGCAGCCTTGGCTTTGCTGCTGGCGGACGAGCCCCCGGAACCACCCGAGCTGCTGGTTGCTGTAATGGTCTGGGGAATGTATTCCCACAGCTCCAGGCTTGCCGTAAGCTGCGACTTCTTGTTCTCCCCCTTATGGGTGAGCTTCTTGAAGATGACCTTCTCAATGCCGTGGGCTGCTGTGTCCTCGCTGACGATGGGAATGGGCTGCGGGACATTCTGACCCGGCTTTCGGAATATCTCACGCAGGACGGCGTACCGCTCGTATTTGGTCTGGCTCTCGGTGTCGTCGATGATGAGCTCGATGATAACCTTGGCGTCCTCATAGCCGGTGGCCTGTTTGGGCTTGGTCGCGCTGCCTTCAACCTCCTGCTCGTCTACCTTTGCCGTCTCCGTGACCTCAATGCTTTTGATAAGGCCAGGGAGGACGACCCCGTTGAGCTTGATACGTTCGTCTTCAATGAAGATCATGGTCGTCCCCCCTTTCCTTATGCCGGGCTCGGTACGGCGTCCGGGTCGTCGTCGCCGTTGCCGTTGCTGTAGTCCTCGACTTCCTTCAGCAGCGAGAGCAGCGTCTGCAAGTCCTTAATCTTCTTCAGATCGACCTGCATGATGAGCTTTTGAATGATGACCTGCTTGCCGCCGCTGCTGGAGCCATCGCCTTCGGCGGTGTCGGTGTCCTCGCTGCTGCGGTCGCCGCCGATGTTGACCTTGGCGACCGGCTCGCGCTGCAAGGCCACCTTTGCTTTCTGGAGCCCCTGCTCCATTGCGTCGGCGGGGGCGTCCTGGGCCAAGGTCAGCCCGTGGGCGTAGGTGGTCATGGTACGCTGGCCCGATAGGGTCAGGGTGGAGAGCGGGCCCTCCTTCGCGTCGGAGAACGGGAGGAGGTTGCGGATTTTCTGGAGCCCGCCCTTGACCGCGTCCACTGCGCCGGAGAAGGCTGAACGGATACCGTTGGCGAAAGTGCTGACGATCTTCTTGCCGGAGTCGAAGAACCACGTCACGGCCCCCGTGACCGTGTTCTTGATATTGCCCAGGCCGGTCATAAAGGCCGACCCAGCCTCGGTGAATTTCTGGCCGATGCCCTGAACGATGCCGCTCATGGTGGACGTGAACTTGCCGCCGATCTCGGAGAGCTTTCCTCCGGTGAGATTGTCCAGGAAGGTGAAGCCCGCCGTGTAGTAGCCCTTAACGCCCTCCATCGCAGCGGCGGCGATGCCTTGGACTCCGCCGCCATGTTGCTCGTAGGCCGTCCGCATATTCCCCAGCTTCTCGCTGACCGTGGCTCCTGCTGCGTCCAGAATGCTGCCGACTGTGCCAGTGATGGGAGATAATTTCTCAGAAAACTTGTCCTTGATTGCGGTCAATTTGCCGCCTGTGAGGTTGTCCAGGAAATTGTAACCCGCGCCGAAGACGCCCTTGACCCCCTCGACCGTGGCCGCTGCCGCGCCTCGGATGCCGCCGCCGT